TGGTGCGGGTGATACGTTCTTATCAGCGTTCACCACTGCATACTTGTCTACGAGGGAGATGGAGACATCTATTGAGTTCGCTAACTTATGTTCATCTGTCTCTGTAACTAAACTAGGCTGTTATGCCATAACCTTGGAGGATATTTATGACTGTATTGAAGAGTAAACCCTCTTTCCATAAAAAGGGATGGGGTCATGAATTATGGATTTGCAATAGTGAAAAGTATTGCGGAAAGCTGTTATTTTTTAAGAAGGGTAAAAAGTGCTCATATCACTACCATAAATTAAAGGATGAAGTCTTCTACCTTCAGTCCGGAAAGATAATTGTTAGGTGGAATATAGATTCTGACGAATTCAAGGGAGACGAGCCGTACCATAGATTGATTTTACGTCCTGGAAACACATTTCACGTCAAGCCAGGAATGAGACATCAAATGGAGGCATTAGAGGATTCAGAGTTATTTGAATTCTCAACCCAACATTTTGAAGAAGATAGCTATAGAGTAATAAAAGGAGATTAATGTGCCGAATTATAACTACTACTGTAAGAGATGTGATGTAAACCATACGCAGCTTCGTAAGTATGAAGAAAGAGATAAATTTTCTACTTGTCCTGAGTGCGGGAAACAAAAGTGTCCGATGACATACGACATTTCAAAGTCGAAGGGTTCTACGGGTGTGCTTATTAAAGGCGGTGGTACTCCTAAGTATTATGGGAATGAGGGCTCTCTCAGGTCCGTTCATAATCAGTTTCTAAGGGAGAGTATTGAGGACACCAAAGAAGCCGTGAGTGGTAAGACTGGCGTGAGTCCATACTCTAAGATGGATATAGACCATGAGTACTGGGAACAGAAAGGAGTAGCGAAGAAACAAAATGATAACGAGGAAACGATAGCTAACGCAAAGCGACAGAAAATTGTGGCAGAAGCGACGCAGAAATCGATGACTAAAAAAGAACAACAAGATATGAAAGAACGGCACGGAGTAAAGGATGTTAAAAAAATCAAAACTAAAAATTCTAAATAAATCAGATAACCCAAACCCAAGCTATAAAACAGAAGGTGCTGCCGGTTTCGATATTGCAGCGAGTGAGGATATTACTATCACAGCCTGCTCCGCAGGGCTTGTCCCAACAGGACTTCACTTTATTGTAGAGCCAGGGTACGAAGCTCAACTTAGGCTTAGAAGCTCTCTATATGCGTCTGGAGCGATAATGCCAAATGCTCCAGGTACGATAGATTCCGATTATCGCGGAGAAATAAAAATTCCTATAAGAAATGTTAAACCTTATCAAAATATCCACTTTAATAAAGGTGATAGAATTGCTCAAGTTGTAATACAACGCATTCCCTGGGTCGACTTAGAATTTGTGGATGAAGATACCTTCAACACTTCTGAGTTTGAAACTACTCGGGGTACTGGGGGATTCGGTTCAACAGGAGTTTAACGGTGACAAAAGAAACGTACGAGTTTGCGGAGAATATTCAAAGAGGTATTCTCTACCTTATTAAATCTGATTTGGGGTTTTTACTTCAAGTTTTGCCTATGGTGAGACCTGAGTATTTTGAGTACCCTTCACATCAGAAGATGTATACCATTATCTCGGAATACCATAATAAGTATAAGAAACTCCCTTCTGATGATGTTGTATTAGAGGAGGCTAAGCGAATTAAGTCGTCGAATGAACTATTTTCTGATTATAAAGAAGAAATGGTTCAAATCAATAACATTGATGAAACCGCTCTAGCTAATTGTGAGTATTACCTAGACCTAGTAGAAGAGTTCGCTAAATCAGCTGCCTTAAAGGAAGCTATTTTAGAATCTGTTGATTTAATCAAATCCAAGAAATTTGGGCAGATTGAAGAAAAGATTCGGGAGGCTATTACAGTTAATCGAAATGTTGAACTTGGTTCCAACTACTTTGAAGGTATTGAGGAGCGATGGAAGAGGTTGACGGATGAGAAGACTACCCCCCGGTTTAAAACTCCCTTTCCTTCGGTTAACTCTTCCTTAGAGGGAGGGTTGAATGCGAAAGAATTGGCGATGGTGGTAGCACCTCCGGGTGTCGGAAAGTCTATGTTTTTAGCAAACCAAGCCGTGTCCTCTAGCTTGGATGGGCATAAGGTATTATACATTTCGTTAGAGATGTCGGAGGACAAAGTTGCTCAAAGACTGGATAGTATTTTTACTCGTATTCGGCAGTCGGACCTTAGCGCTAAAACTGAGCTCTTGTCAGAACGCTTGGACATGCTATCCACGATGCACAAAGTAGGCAAGATTTGGATTAAAGAATTCCCTACAAAAAGAGCAAGTGTTAACTCTGTTAGAGCTTATTTGAATCAATTGCGAAACTACGAGGAGTTTGTTCCTGATGTTATTGTAATTGATTACTTAGAGTTAATGACAGGAGACACAAGTATGCCAGAGTATCAACTGCAGGAGCGGTTAGCTCAAGAACTTCGTGGTTTGGCTACGGAGTACGACCTTCTAGTTTGGACTGCAACACAAACCAACCGAGAAGGTAAAAAAGTACCTATCATTACTGATGCTGAGTTAGCAGACTCTTACGGAAAGATGAGAGTGTGTGATTTGGTATTCAGTATAAATCAGACTGAAAATGAATTTGACGAAGGGAAAGCCCGACTTTATGTAATGAAATCTAGAAATGGAAAAGGTCGTTTTATTGTGCCAGTCAAAGTTGATTACAGTAAACTAACTATAACACAAACTGATGCCAGCGCGTAAAACTAAAATACCTAACCACCCAAAAATTCTTCATGCAGGTTTTAAAAAATTTAACATTGTAGTGGAATCTTTAAAGAAAGATAAACTCTATGGATGTGTGGAATTTGAGAAGCACAAGATAACCATAGACCCTAATCAAAGTTTAGTAGATTATAAAGGAACTTTATTGCACGAAATTCTTCATGTGTACTATGATATGTTTGGGCTTGGTGATGATGATGAGATGCCAACAATTGGCAATGAATATTTAACTCATGTTACCACGTCTATTATGCAATTAATGAACGGGTTGAATCCGGAACTATTTGCATTCTTATTTTCGGAGAATGAGGATGAATGATATCGAACAAGTTTACAATACACTCCCATCAACTTACTTACAGTTGACGAAGGATTACATTGATATTACAGAGAGCAACGTGGAAGGGCGCTTACTTAAGCATACTTCTGTATTTGCTTTCTTCGGTGCAGTGTTAGCTCACGCTAAAAAACAGCAGGACAAGCTAGCACACGCGCTTGAAATGGAAGAAGCGAAGCATAAAGAGCTTCGTCGAAGTGAGTTTCTGCAGCAAGGTAAAAAAGCAACAGAAGCAAGCTTAAACGGGTACGTTTACACCGTACGAGAAATTAACGAACTTCGAGACAAAAGTTTTGACGTTCAACATAAATATAATTTAGCAAAGAATCTTATGTCTGCGCTCGACCATCAAAAAGACATGCTAGTTCAGATGTCTGCGAATCGACGAGCAGAGGCTAAGATGATAACAGATTTAAATTAAAGGATTAAAAAAATGGTAAACATTGAAGATTTAAGAAAAAAATACGAACAAATTAATAGGAAGCCCGGAGAAGGGTTCTCCGATAAGTTTTACAAGTTTGAAGATGGACCCCAGATGGTGCGTGTTCTCCCTTGGAAGGATGACGAGCTCCCCTTTTATAAGGAGAGTGCGATTCACCGAATTGATGATAAGAACCATCATTGCCCAAAGGTATTGAAAGGTGACCCATGCCCAATGTGTGATTTTGTGTCCACTTTGTATAACGCGGGGGATGACAACAGCGTATCCCTTGCTCGCCAGTTAAAGGCAGGTAAGCGGTTCTACATGAATGTGGTAGACCGTAACGATAGTAAGGTAAAAATTATGTCGGTGGGAGTAAAGTTGTTTTCCAAGATTTTGGACAGCTTCTTTGACGAAGACTACGGGGATATCACAGATATTGCTAAAGGGCATGACTATAAAGTAGTCCGAGACCGTTCTGGGCAATGGCCTACGTACGACAAATCGGCTCCGCGACCTGCGAAATCCGAAGCGGGAACTGACTCTGAAATCTCTGTTTGGTTAGACGAACGTCATGATATTCATGGGTTTATCGAAGCCGCTGAGTACGAGACTTTGAAGGAGATGGTTATGAACGTCCAAGGAAGTGCTATGGAACACCGTACCGACACTGGCTCTACGCCAACAACTACGGACGATAGTGACATGGATTACTTGAAACACTTAAATAACCTAAAGAGTTAACTTGGGCGTTAAGGAAAAACTTAAGATACTTGCAGTCCCCGCTAATACCGGGGGCTGCGCGTATTATCGTATTATTATGCCGATGGAAAAATTGGCTGAGAAATATCCTGATGAGGTTGAAGTTAGGTTTAATGAAAATCCTCTTGGCGTGAATAAAGAAAAGGGTGGGATACTGGAGGACTTTGACGACTTTGCTGATATGAAATGGGCAGACATCGTCTTCACCCAGAACATCTCTAATTTTGGAGGTCCATATACTGTAGAGGTTATGAGAAAGGCATGGGAGTTGGGGAAGTTTACACACTTCGATACTGACGACCTACTGACGGACTTGTACGAGGGGCATCGACTATATGATGTATATAAAGAAAATAAGTTAGATGAGATTACGAGTGTTATCTATCAAAATGCAGACTTAGTAACTGTAACACAGCGTAAGTTTGCTGAAAGGATTGCCCCTCATGTCCGGAAGGCTTTGGTGGTTATTAAAAATCAAATAGACTATGACCTCCCATGTTGGAATATACCTAAAGTACTCGCCCCTAGAAAGAAGTTGTGCAGGGTTGGTTGGGTAGGAGGTATTCACCACGAGGAAGATGTTAGTGAGATTCGTAACCATTTACTTGGAGTAAACACGAGAGTAGGGGTAGAGAATGTTCGGTGGGATTTTTATGGTAGACCACCACAAAATCCTGATGAAGAGCCTGACTGGCAACAAGATGTGTGGGACCAATATGAGAAAATTCTTTCTCACGGGTTGAACAAGCGACGGAGAAATTGGCAAGTATTAACTGCACTCCCTTGTCACGCTTATGGGGCTTTTTATTCTAATATGGATGTTAGTATAGCTCCTCTTCAGTACAATGCTTTTAACGATTCTAAATCGGAGATTAAAGTAATGGAGGCTGGGAGGTATGGAATTCCCTTAATTTGTTCTGATGTAGGTTGTTACTCAGAGACAATTGTTAACGGGGAGACGGGGTATGTAATCCCGAAGGAAAACCTACGTAACGAGTGGGTTCGTATCCTTACTAGAGTATGTAAGGATAAAAAACATCGTGAAGAGATGGGGCGCAATCTCAAGAAAATCACAGATGAAAGATTTGATATTAATAAAACAGTTGGTCAGCGTCTTGATTTATATCGCCAACTAATAAATTTAAAGGAAACAGCTAAAGATGAGCAAAAAGAAAAACAAAACATTTAGACACTCAGGCGACCTGGGTGATATTATCTTTTCCCTACCTACCATTAAAACGATGGGTGGCGGAATTTTATACTTAGACCCTAAAGGAGGTGAGGATTTGAAAGAGATGGCTATGCCAGCCTCTGGAAAAACCAAACTTAATGAGGAGGGGATTGAAAACATTCGCGAGCTTTTGGAGTCTCAGTCTTATATCACAGAAGTGAAGTTATGGGACGGAGAGAAAGTAGACGTGGAGTTGGATAATTTTAGGAAACACATTGAGTTTAATAACCTTGCTTATTCTCATTTGGAGTCACAAGATATTACACATACTAAAGCGGATTCAGAGTGGCTAGAAATTAGCGATAATGAATATGAACTTCCTGAAGACAGAAAGGTTGTAGTGTCCCGTAACTTGCGGTATCAAGGTAATCATTCTTTTTGGGAGATGAATGCAAGCGGGTTTGAAAGGGATGCTGTTTTCGTCGGAAGTGTTTACGAACACGAAGTATTTCAGAATGTGTTTGGAATTGAAATTCCTTACATAGAGACTCCAACGGCAATGGATTTACTTAAGGTAATTGATGCTGCTGATATGTTTATCTCGAATCAAGGACTTCCACATGCTATTGCGGAAGGTTTAAAAAAGCGTCTTATTTGTGAAGTAGATAAGACCTATCCTGCTGCATGTTGGCGTCGGGATGATGCGACGTATGTGTAATGACCTTATACTACTTAGCTGATTTCTTCGCTGAAGATATTCCTGGTGGCGGTGCTGAATTAAGTGACGCCGCCATCATGGATTACCTCCAACAAGATTTTATTAAAGTAAAATCTAATGAAATTACTAACGTTGATTCTAAAGGTTTTTATGTAATCAGTAACAGAAGTTTACTATCCCGTGATTTAATGGCACGATTTTGCATGCTGCAAAATTATATTATTATAGAACACGATTTTCAGTTTCTTGCACATAGGAACCCATACCTATACAAGGATGCAGTAGCCCCTGATAGGGATATTCCTGCCATTTATCGAGATTTCTATAAACGTGCGAAAGCCGTTTTCTTTCAGACTGCCTTCCAACAGGATTTATTTGAAAGGAATGGTATTAAAGGGCATTTCATTAACTTAAAAACTACACCATACAGTAAGGATGATATTCAATTATTTAAAAATTTAGTTGAGAGTCCTACTCCCATCACGACAAAAGCATTTGCTATTATCGATAGTTCAAATGAGATTAAAAATACAAAAGGTGCTGTGAAATTTTGCAATGATAATAATTTCTCTTGTGCTTTAATCCCTTCGGGGCAAACTCGCGAATCTTTTCTACGTACGCTGGGAGGTTATGCTGCATTAGTGTTCTTCCCAACTCGTCCGGAGTCCTGCAGTCGGTTAGCTACAGAGGCTCGTATTTTAGGTTTAAATGTTATTACAACTCCGACATACGGAGCACCCTTAGAACATTGGTTTTCTTTAACGGGTAAGCCCCTGATTTCAAAACTCGAGACTATTATAGAGGTAGGAATCAATAAGATTTCTAGTTATTTACCATGAAAGACATTACTGCAATTTTAAACGTATACAGGCGAACGCATACACTGGCTTCCCAGATAGAGGCACTGCGTTCACAGACTCACCCACCGAAAGCAATCTGGGTTATGGTGACTGAGCATGAGGATAATAAAGATTACCCATTTGATTCTTTGGACATTGATGCCCTCATTCATGTAAAGAAACATGATTTTAAATACCATGGAAGGTTCGCGCTAGCTCTTTTAGCTCAGACTGAACACATCGCTATTCTAGATGACGACTCTATTCCAGGCTCCAAGTGGTTCGAAAACTGCCAAACTACTATGGAGGATACTCCAGGTATCTTAGGAACATATGGCGTAAAATTTCGTTCAGACATTTATGACGTTCCTGGGTATATGTGGCAGCATGAGTCTGAGGGATGGAACACGAAAAGGGATGAGACTGTAGAAGTTGATTTTATTGGACAGTCTTGGTTTTTCCAACGTGAGGATTTGAATTACTTGTGGAGGGAGGTTCCTTATTGTTACACAAATGCCGAGGATATGCAGTTCTCGTACCTTGCGAAAAAATATGGAAACGTAAATTCTTACTGCCCCCCACATCCGGAATCCGATAAAGAAATGTGGGGTTCACTACAAGCTGTTGAGTTAGGAGACGACGAAGTAGCATCCTCCCAAGCACACAGTGATAAGTTTGCTTATTTCTGCCAGCTTAGAAATGAGGTATTACACAACGCCATTAAAAATGGATGGAATACAATTTATGAGGTGAAACCAAGTGAGCACGCTGAGCGAATCTGTGGTGTTTCCACACCAGTTTAATGAAGATTTATCTATTGTTTTAGATAAAATTCTGAAAGAGGAAAACTTTGCTTTACCCCGATATGCGGATGGTGAGTATAATGTTATTCATGGTTTAGATTTAGGAACATTGGATGGTTGGAAGGTAACCTCTGAAGACAAGCAATTTTCGGAGAAGTTAGATTCAACCTTAGACCATACAGAACCAAACTATCTATACGGGATTTCTTGTCGTTGCTGTGACCCTCCAAAATTGGAGTTCTATAAAAATAGAATTCAAAGACCTTTCGAGGAAGTGACGTTTTCTAATATTTTTGTGAATGGTAACTACCCACGCTTTAAGCATTTTATAAATACTATGGGCAGGTCGGTAGTTGTAGTGGCTAATGAGGCTTGCCTAGACGCAGAGTACCCCTTTGAAGTTGCGGAGAAATTTTGTGTGCCTGGAGATGTTATTTCTTGGTACCAAGAGAACGCTGAATCTCTTGATAGGGATTGGGGGGATATCGCAAGTGAATTCACTGACCAATTATTTTTCATATCTGCTGGTCCATTGTCTGAAATTATAATCCATACGATGTACACTGCAAATCCAAATAACACTTATCTTGATGTAGGGTCATCCTTAGATGAGTACACTCACGGACGGCAAACCCGTCATTTCCATCAACCTTGGTCCGAATACCACGGACGCAATTGCAATTTTTAAAATGAACACTATCGCAGTATCAACGTACCGACGTCCCCATTTCCTTGCTCTTTATCTGGAGCGTTTATCAAAGTGTAAAGAGCTTCCTAATTACCGCGTTCATTTTTTTGTAGATACAGACTATGACCCTCAAGTATTAGAGGCAATTAAACAGTTTGAAGACACTGGAGTAGCAGGAGATGTAAAAACTACAATTCGCCCTGAACGTAAAAGTGCGTGCCCTGCTGCGTATAATATCATGGACGCTTACTTAGTTGCAGCAGATGAATCAGATGAATATGTTATTACAGGAGAGGAAGACATTCACCCCTCCGAAGATTTTCTTAGAGTTTGTGACCGTGCATACCACAAGTTTCTAAAACCTTATGATAAAATCTTTTGCCTTGCCCATAAAGTAAGAAATGAGATGGGCAAGCCTGGAAATCCTTCACTTTTGATAGGGGATAAACATTGTACGTCTCCAATTGTTGTATCATGTAAAGATATTAATAAGTATCTTAGGCCACACGTGGAGATTCCAGCGTTTCTGGCAAACCCTGTTACCTATAATAGTTTGCATTTTCCGAATGCTACATGGCCACCTCAAGACCACTATGACCACGATGGTATGACGGAGCGTATTATAGAGGCTAATGGTTTGTATGCGCTTAAGCCAGACCAAACGAGAACAAACCATGTTGGTTTTGTAGGGCAAGGACACAAATCGATGCATCCTTATCACTCCCCGGAGCTTAGTGAGGTTCGCTCTCTGAGTGAACGTATTGACGAAATTAGAGATATTGTTGTGGACACTGACAAGTTGCAGAAAGCTTTAGTTAAGGAGAAGCCGGGTGCTTTGGGCACCGAGAACCAATGGGGTTTAGTTGCAGGCTCATTAGAAGGGCATGAGTGGGACGATTTAGAATTAGATTTAACCCGTGATAAAGTGGAAGCAAGTACTTGGATTCGAGATGAAGAAAACTCATTTAAAGTCTACGTAGAGGGGAATTCCAATGAACTTTAATAACATATAAGACTATAATAGTAATATGGTAAGTTTTTTAGATGATATTTGTAAGGAGTTAGACGGAGCGTCACTCCTGGCTGATGAAAGCCAAGTTTACGGTTTCGTAGACTCTGGCTCACTTGCTTTAAACAAGATTATTTCGGGAGATTATAATGGTGGATATCCGATTGGAGCAATCACGGAGATTTATGGGGAGAGTAGCACAGCGAAGACAGTATTTCTTACTCATGCGTTCATCGGAGCGCAAGCAAAAGGATACTACACAGTCATGGTTGACAACGAACACGCCTATTCCCCCTCCTTCGCAGAAAAGCTAGGGTTAGACCCGAACAAGTTAATCTATGCAATGCCAGAAACTCTAGAAGGGTGCTTTGATGCTATTGAAAAGAGTATTCTTGCTATTAGGAAGAAAGACCCAGACACTCCAATTGTAATTGGGTATGATTCTATTGGCGTTTCACCTACTAAAAAAGAGATGGACGAATCGCAGACGGCTGGGGGCGACAACATGACGGGCGCATTACGTGCGAAAATAGCAGGTGCCTGTCTACGCCGCATCAACCCCCTCCTCCGTAAGCATAAAGCGGCTTTGATTATTATCAATCAGGTACGCAGTAAAGTTGGAGTTATGTTCGGCGACCCACGGACGAAGGCAGGTGGGGGTAAGGCACTATTGTATTACTGTGGAGTCTCTTTGGAGACTGTTTCAGGTAAGAGTGATATTCTTTACGACGGTACCAAAAACCCACTTGGTATTACAGGTAGTGTTAAGTGTGTTAAAAATAAGATTACCGTGCCATTTCAAACCTGTGATTTTAAATTAATGTACGATGTCGGTCTAATTCCCTCATGTGGTTTAACGTTAGATTACGTTAAGCGAGGTAAAGCTTCGTCCCCCTCAAAAGGGTGGTATTCTATTGATGCCGGTAAGACGAAACATCGGGCTGGTGATTTGGATGGTGTAATCGCAAATGAACTATCTGGAAATAGTTGATTCTGTTTTTATTATCAGAATCCCATTGACGTGGATACATTTATTTGTATTTCTACTAGGGGTAAGATGGTTTATAAGAGCATGGTGGAAAGCGTGTAATACCACCATTAGATTAAAGCACTGGATATATCAAAATACTTGGCAGGATTCCGAAGCCCAGAGAAAAGGACTCACTGCCTCAACAAATCACTTAATGAAACAAATAGTAAAAGCTGTAAAAGAAGGAAGATATAAATGAGCAGATTAAACCCATTACCTAAGTTCGCAGATTCTAGAGGGTGGAGCTTGAACGATATTTATGCTTGTGTGAACAGGCTCTCTGGATGGAGAATAGAACCGGGCCACGAGACATTAGACCATCAAATCAATTACTCACTCCTATATCCAGGAGTCGTCAAAGCTTGGCACCGCCATAAGCACCAAGATGATTACTTTTGCATTCTTAAAGGAATGGCTCAAGTTGGAATTTACACAGATGAGAATGGTCCTGAAAAGTTTTTTATTGGGGAGCATAATCCGGCTGTAGTTCGTGTAGAAGCAGGAGAGTGGCATGGTTTAACCTGTGTGGGAGACGAACCCTGTGGGTTATTATACTTGGTGACGAAAAAATATGACCCTGGTAATCCTGATGAAGAGAGAGCAGGGGCATTTGAATTCGTTGAAAAGAGTTGGTGGCTTCCGGAGAACAAGTGATGGAACATGTTATTGCATGGTTACTCTACGCTATGGTAGGCGCGAGTATTTTGAAGTGGGTAGTAATTGGCTGGTTTCACTGTTCCGTCCTTATTCTAGAGATGATACCAGAAAGTAAGTGGCACAAGGAACTTAGGCGTAAAATGGATGAGGCTCCTCCTGGGAAATACGAACTTATTGACGATTATATTAAAGATAAGAAGTGTAAAGGTCCCGTCCTTTTCCGTATACCAGAAAAGGAGATAGATTTACATCCGCATCCTGAATGGGACTAAGCTATATAAGAGTGAGATGGACCTTTTCAATAACGACAAATTTCATAGTTCAGTACTAGAATTTACAAAGTACAAGCATGCTTCTCCCTCAAAAGAAGGAGAAACGGAGTCTAAAAAGGCGAAAGTACGTAAATACCCTAGTATTGGAGACGCTTTAAATACTGCATCCTATGGTGCAATCTTCACAACCCCTCAGTCTGACAGGATTTACGTCATTACGAGAGGTACGTGGGGTTCCAAATCAAAAAGTAAAGTTGTTAAAGGGTTTTCACTCGACACCCCGTATGAAGAGATTGTAGGTTACTCAAAGCGTACTCGTGGTAAACATGGCGCTGGTGACGGCTCTGGCGGGGAGGAGAAATAATTATGAATGGAAGAGACCAAGCTCGAGCTAAAATGTTAGCCAAAAAAATTGTCGAAGGCGGCGACCTAACAACAACCGAGAAGCTTCAATTAGACCAACTTGCAGTTAACCCTCGTCCAGGAGTACAAAGTATTCTTCGTGAGCAGTTGCCTGACGGAGCTTTGAACCCTGTTGTAGAGAATAAAGCCCCAGTTAAAAAGAAATCCACTAAACAAAGCTCTACGAAAAAATCTACCAAGTAATCATGCCTAGAACCTATATCCCGAAAACGTCCTATTTTGCACCAACTCGCATCGAGAAAGAAGCCAAGTCGTTACTTTCCGAATATGCGGCTGATAAAGCAAAGGCGTTGGAGGCATTCGACTATTTTAGACAAATGGTTGAAACAAATCCAGACGATGACAGAGCCAAGGGTGAAATGCTTAACGCATTAAGCCTATCGATTCAATCGAACGATAAGCAATTGAAAGTGCTTGAGGCTATGATTCGGATGCGTAGGGATATTTTACAAAAATCCAAAACTCCAGGGTCAGTTTCTGAAGAAGTGTCCTTTGATAGTATTAAGGATTTAGTATTCGGTTCAGACAATGAAAAAAAGCAAAAATGATTATTTTGTAGTCTATAATCAGTCGATTGATGGGTTCGTGAAAGTCCGTCAATTGTCCGATGAAGATTTACAGACTGTTTTTGATGCCTTGGGAGAGGCAATCAAAAAACCAGATTTTAAAGCGAGTAGCTTTGCTGCTCTGCTTTGTAAGTTATGCCTAGAAGATTTTTCAGCTTTAGCATCTCAAGATGATGGAGACTGTCCTAGCTTTTTAGAATCCATATATGAGTGTGTTACGGAAGTGTATCCTATGCTGAGCATTGAGCTTGTGTGCAGGCACGCTAATATTAAAGATATGGCAGATATTGCCGAAAAAGAGAAGGATAAAAAGTGTTTAAACTTAACTCAGATTGATAAACTCTCAACGAAGCTAAAGACTGACCTTATAGGGCAAGACGATGCTGTGGATAAAGTGATTGAGTGCGTTAAACTAATCAACTCTGGATTCGAAAGCTTTGCCTCTTTGTTTTTCATTGGCCCAACTGGAGTTGGTAAGACGGAACTTGCACGACTCATGGCTAAGCATTACTTGAAGGATGCTTCCCGCCTAGTTAAAATTAATTGCGGGGAATACTCCAACCCTCATGAGTATGCGAAGTTGATTGGAAGCCCGCCTGGATATATTGGATTTAATGAAAAGGGTATTCTAACAGAAAAAGCAGATGAAGGTTCTGAATGGGTAATTCTCTTTGATGAAGTAGAGAAGGCTAGTGGGAAACTACACAATCTACTTCTTGGGTTTCTAGACGACGGTGTTATCACAGACAACCACGGCGCCTCCCTTGATTTCACAAACTCAGTAATTATATTCACCAGCAACGTAGGCTTAGCTAATGTAGGTAAAAAGCAGCTAGGTTTTGGGGCTGAGAAGACCACTTATTCTGGGTGCAGGGAGTTGATTGATGATGAGTTTAAACGTCGGTTTACCCCTGAGTTTATTAACCGTCTTGACCATATAATCCATTTTAATGAATTAACTAAAGAAAATGTGAGAGAGATTGCCAAGATTCACTTGAAAGTTTTGCCTATTAAAGTAACAAAACGATTAGTTAATTATGTTGTTGAGAAATCTTATTCGAGAGAATTTGGGGCACGAGAGGTAAAACGATTTATCCGTAGTAATATCACTCTTCGGTTAGCTGATGAGATACTACATAATGGTAGGGAAACTACTTATACCCCAAGATTTTCTGAGGGGGAGTTAAGCCACCTTGAAATTATTAAATGAATTCTTCCAAAAAATCTATTTTACTACGGGATTGGTTACCTATAACCACCTGCTTATTTCTTACAGGTGTCGCGTGGGGCACTCTAAGCACTCGAGTTGGCTCAATTGAATCCCGCATGGAAACCTATGAGAATCAAACTCTCATTATTTTGGAAGAGCTTAGGAAAGAGACGGCTGAGATTAAACTAGAGCAAGTTCGCATGGCAAGTGATATTGAGTGGATTAAAAAAGAATTTGCCAAACCCTCGGATAATTAATTTTATTTTCGAACTATAATAAGGGTATGAAAGGTATTATCCTAGCTGGAGGATTGGGTTCACGGTTGCGCCCATTAACATATGCAACTAACAAACACTTATTGCCTGTGTTTGATAAGCCTCTTATCCACTACCCTATACAAACCCTTGTAAATGCAGGAGTTACGGACATTATGGTTGTGACTGGTGGGATGCATGCGGGGGATTTTATTAATGTCCTTCGTAATGGGGAGGATTATGGTTTGAAAGGGATTAATTATGCGTATCAAGAAGGTGAGGGAGGTATCGCAGATGCTCTTAAGATGGCCGAGTCTTTTGTGAATGGTGATAAGTGTGTTGTTGTACTAGGTGATAATATTATCGCGGATGATATTACCCCATACGTGAGAGAGTTTGACGCAAAAGGGGGCTGCTGCATATTTACAAAACAAGTGCCTGACCCTGAGAGGTTTGGGGTTGTAGAGTACGAGCCTGTTGGAGGTGGTATTGCAGATATTATAGAAAAACCACAGTGCCCTCCCTCGGATGATGCTGTTATTGGGTTGTATATGTATGACAATACAGTATTTGATAAGATTAGAGAATTAGCCCCTTCAGACAGAGGGGAACTGGAGGTTACCGACCTAAATAAACTTTACTTAAAGGAAGGTACCTTGGATTGCCATAAAATACTTGGCACTTGGCTAGATTGTGGCACTTCGGCCTCACTTCTTAAAGCCGGGGCATTAATGCATCTGGACCAATTGGAAGTTGAAGATGATGAATAAAATAATTATTACGGGAGGGTACGGATTTATAGGCTCACATTTTGTGGAGTGGATTTACAACAACACTAATGCTAAAATATTGGTTATCGATAAGATGACCTACGCCGCTGAGTATGAGAATATTCCTCTCTCTATTAGAGAGGACCATGTAAGGTTTAGATTCAACCCTGACGATATTTGTAATGTAACTACGGAAAGTCTTCATAATTTTGCAGACGCGGAATATATCGTTAACTTTGCAGCCGAATCTCATGTTGATAACTCAATTTCGAATAGCGCCCCTTTTATTAAGAGTAATATCGAAGGGGTATACAACCTTCTAGAAGTAGCTAAGGAGATGCCAAACCTAAAGAAGTTTGTGCAAATTTCAACGGATGAGGTGTATGGGGACATGGAGGATGTTCGTCATGTGAATGGGGCTACAGAGTCTTTTGCATTGCGCCCCTCTTCCGCTTACTCAGCCTCTAAAGCTTCTGCTGATTTGGCGATTATTGCTGCCGCGAGGACATTTAATATTCCTTACCTGATTACCCGAAGCTGCAACAACTTTGGACCACGGCAACACAATGAGAAATTCTTACCCACGCTGTTTAAGTGTGTCGAAGAAGGTACAAATATTCCAGTGTATGGAGATGGTTTACAGAAGCGTGAGTGGATTCACGTAAGTGATAACGTTGCTATCATCGCAGAATTAATGTTGTCTACCTCGCTAATGAATGAGGTTTTCAATATTAGCTCCAGTTACCACCACACTAATATGGATATTATTAAAAAGGTGAAGGGTTTCGCGAAGGAAGTGGTCAGATTTGACCACGTAGAGGACCGGAAAGGTCATGATAGGGAGTATCGAATTGATTGCTCCAAACTAATGGGATACTTAGAAGATTTTGTGTTTCTATCACTAGAAGGGTATTTACGAGATGTTGCAAGGGAAAAAAGTCTTATTAACGGGGGGTAGTGGTTTACTAGGCTCTACACTAATTCCATTATTAGAAGAGCGAGGGGCAGAAGTTTTAGCTCCGACTAGTAAAGATTGGGATATCACGAAGTCTGATTACCCTAGCGTAGTTTATTCGTGGGTTCCTGATTTAATTATACATTGTGCAGCGTATACTGATGTGGCTGGAGCTGAAAAAAATCGATGCGAATGTATGGATTTGAATATCCACGGAACTTACCACGTTAAGAAGATTGCGGCAAAAATGGGAGCCCGAATGGTGTATATTTCCAGCGATTACGTAAACTTCCACCCTATGGGCATTTACGCCTTCAGTAAGCGAGCTGGAGAGGCTTTCACAGGCAAACATGACCTCGTAATCAGAACCTCATTCAAGAAGCGTGGAACGTGGGGAAAGGATGCTCTGACGAAAGTATTCCATCCTGTCTGGACAAATGCAGATTGGGTTGATGTTATTGCTCCTAAGATTGTGGATGCTGTGGACACTGACCTTGAGGGAATTGTTAACATAGGCACTAAAAAGAAGCTGTTGAAAGATTTAGCTCAGGAGGAATATTATTACGTAGATTCTCTTCCTGTACGGAAAGCCGACAAGCTTTTAGGGTATAAATATCCTAGGGATTGTACGATGGATTTGACTATATAAACTAGAGGTACATTAATGCTACAACAAGGACTACGAGAACAACCAGGAATCCAGAAGGATAAATTTTTCATGCTATCTACGAGTGGAAACGTAGCTGTGGAGAGCGGCTTCGACTTCTACTTTTGGGGAGCTACAGCACTAGCGGCGACAACGGTAGGGAGCGGTGACACTCCACTAGCTACGTTAGGGGCTGCCGCGAGTATAATGCTGGAGGTTCCGATTAAATGTGCCCACATCAGACAGAGCGGTACAGCTGTACTCTATTACACTAGAATCAAGAAAGACCTAGGCTAATGGCTAATGGATTCTTCCCGGACGGGGACCCGAACCGGCATATCCCCGCTAAGCAGAGGGAGTACGATACTCTCTCTGCTT